GGAAGTTCGTACTTGGTTCAAGGACAAGGCTCTTGAAGACATGGGTCGCAAGTATTGGAAAAAACGCAGTTACATTTTCCAAGGTTTCGTTCGCGAAAATCCACTCGGCGATGACAAGACTCCTGAGAATCCAATCCGTAGATTCATCATTGGTCCTCAGATTTTTGCTGTGATCAAAAGCGCACTCATGGATCCGGATTTAGAAGAGTTGCCAACAGATTTGTTGCGTGGTTTGGATTTCCGTATCACCAAGACCAGCAAAGGTGGGTTTGCTGACTACAATACCAGCAAATGGGCACGCAAGGAGTCAGCACTGACTGAAGCCGAGCAAGCTGCAGTCGAAAAACACGGCCTGTTTGATTTGAGCACATTCTTGCCCAAGAAGCCCAGCGAAGCCGAAGTCAAGGTCATCAAGGAAATGTTCGAAGCGTCAGTTGATGGTCAAAGCTATGACACAGAACGTTGGGGTCAGTATTTCCGTCCGGCAGGTGTGACAGCTTCTGCTGGTGCTGTTGCGGTAGATGAAGATGCTCCAGCACCTGCAACCAAACCAGCTACAGCCGCAGCAAGTAGTTTTGATGACGAGGATGACGCACCTGCAACAGCAAGTGCTCCGGTGGCCGCCAAGCCAACGACTCAAAAGGCCGAAGATATTTTGGCCATGATTCGTAGCCGTCAAAAGCAGTAATGGAATTAACAGTTGTGCTGGGTGCCTCTAAGGAGGCATCTTTTGACATCCACTTAAATGACAACTCTTTTGTCCGCAAATGGACAAAAGAGTTGCAGTGGTGCACAGAAAATTGTGAATTTAATCAACAAGAAGCATTTTGGTCGTTGTTAACATTAGATGAATCATCTAACATATTAACTAATGCTTGCTTGACCATTAATCGATATTTAAAAAATTTTATTGAAGTTCGTAGTGATTTAGCTAATCAACCACAGGAATATTTCAACTATCTACACACAAAATTTGAAACTTTAAGTGGTGAGTATGGAAAACCTACTCGATTGTTTGCATTGGCAAATACTGAATTAAAAACAGCCATACGAAATCTAAACTTTTTTATACATAGAGTAGAAACAAAACAAGACCCAGATGCTAACTTATACATAAGTTTTAATAAAGATCAATACAGACGACACCCTTTAGAACAGGACGACTACCAGTATGCAGAATATACGATACCGCCAGGAACATTATTTTTACATTATGTTGAATTAGGTAAAAATTTGTTTGACCTTTATAAAGATGGGTTAGATTTATCATATCCGGGATTTAAAAATTTACATTATTTTAGCGGTGAAGCAACACTAACACTAGCAGGCATTGATCAGTTTGATCACAAAGACTATATTGATTGGTTGACTAATCAGGGATTAGACCCGTATAATAAACACATGGGTCATGTAACAATCCCACTGGGCAATGTAATCGATATAGAAACCGTAAAAGACAAATTAAGTAAGTATAAACACATTAACCAAATTTTAATTAAGGAAGACTAGCATGGCAAAACCATTCGACGTAAGCAAGTTCCGCAAGGAAATCACCAAGAGTATCGACGGACTCAGCATTGGATTTAACGACCCAACAGATTGGATCAGTACAGGCAACTTTGCCTTGAATTATCTTATTTCAGGCGACTTCAACAAGGGTATTCCCCTGGGCAAGGTCACTGTGTTTGCCGGGGAATCGGGAGCAGGCAAGAGCTATATCTGTAGTGGTAATATTGCCCGAAATGCACAAGAGCAAGGCATTTTTGTTGTGCTGATTGATTCGGAGAATGCACTTGACGAGGACTGGCTCAAGGCCCTGGGCGTAGATACATCAGAAAGTAAATTGCTCAAGTTGAGCATGGCCATGATCGACGATGTGGCCAAGACCATCAGTACATTCATGGCCGACTACAAGGCCTTGCCCGATGGCGAGCGTCCCAAGGTCATGTTTATCATCGACAGCTTGGGCATGTTGCTTACTCCAACCGACGTGAATCAGTTTGATGCAGGCGAAATGAAAGGCGACTTGGGTCGCAAACCCAAGGCACTCACAGCCCTGGTGCGTAACTGCGTCAACATGTTTGGTAGCTACAATGTGGGCTTGGTATGTACCAATCATACCTATGCCAGCCAAGACATGTTTGATCCTGACGACAAGATCTCAGGTGGGCAAGGTTTTATCTATGCAAGTTCTATCGTAGTTGCTATGAAGAAGATGAAGCTCAAAGAAGACGAGGATGGCAACAAGATTTCAGAAGTCATGGGCATCCGTGCAGGTTGTAAAGTGATGAAAACACGCTATGCCAAACCTTTTGAGGGCGTGCAGGTCAAGATTCCTTACGAAACAGGTATGAATCCCTACAGCGGGCTAACAGACTTGGCCGAAAAGAAAGGCCTGTTAAAGAAAGATGGCAACCGACTCATGTTTGTGACCAGCGACGGTGAGATCATCAAACAGTTTCGCAAGGCTTGGGAAAGCAATGAAGATGGATGCCTTGACAAGGTCATGTCTGATTTTGCAAATCAGAAGGAAACGGTAAGTACTGAAGATATAGCCACGGAGGAATAAAGGATGTCAGTAGAATTAAGTCGAGAAATTTGGGATGAGATCAAGCGTTATGTAAACACCGTAGATCGCGATGAAGCTGCAGAAACTCTAGTATCAGTCCTGATTGACAACGATGTAGCGGCCGACGAGATCAAAGAAACTTTCAAAAGCGACAGCGATGTAAAGCGTGCTCTTGCGCATTATCTCAAGGATTTAGAAGATGATGATGACGAAGAAGAAGATCAAGATGACGATGACGGCGATGACGAGGATTACTAATGTGGTATAGCAAGGTTGTGGCCAACCTTGGTGCTATTCCAGATTTTATAGCACACTACGAAACCGAGCTGGAATCAGCCAAGGCTGAATGCCGCATTGGCGGCCTTGTGGAAAAAAACATCACAGCCTTGCCCGGCATCACTGAACACAGATTCAATCAGCTACAAGAAATAGAAGCTGTGTTGAACTATCTCAACATACAACTGCGTAAGATCCGTCGCAGACATTTTCAAAAATATCTAGAAGGGTATGCCCGTGCCCTGACCAGTAGAGATGCTGAAAAGTATGTGGACGGTGAAGATGAAGTGATCGACTTTGAAACCATAATCAATGAAGTGGCCCTACTACGCAATCGCTGGCTGGGCATCATGAAAGGCCTAGATACCAAACAGTGGCAGATGGGTCATGTGGTGCGCTTACGCACTGCTGGTATGGAAGACATAACAGTTTAACGCTTATGAACATAGGAATTGTTGGATACGGATGGGTAGGCAAGGCCACCCATGCCCTGTTTCCAGATGCACACATACATGATATCTACATTGAAGAATTTCAAAATCCATTGCCACCGTGTGACATAGCATTTTTGGCAGTGCCCACTCCGTGGAACGGACACACTCTGGATGGCACTGAAGTTGAACATGCCATAGCAAATTGCTGCGCAGATTTGATTGTTATTCGGTCGGCCACACAACCAGGATTTGCTGATGCCATGGCCAAAAAATATCACAAACGCATAGTGGTCCAACCCGAATATCTAGGAGAAACTCCGTCTCACCCTGCGCTGAGCATGCGGCATCGCGACTTCATCATACTAGGCGGCACGGCCCAAGATCGACGCCGGGTCATTGAATGTTATACCACAGTGTACAATGCCAATGTGTCTATCAGACAGGTGACCAACTTGGAAGCGGAGATAATCAAACTGTCAGAAAATCGTGCTATTTTTTACAAGGTCATGCAGTGTCAAGAATTGTACGATGCCTGTGAAGCTGCCGGAGTAGACTATTACACCATAAGAGATGCTGTGTACGGGGATGATCCCAGAATGAATCTGTGGTGGACTTTTGTATATCCAGAAAATCGTGGAGCCAATTCAAAATGCCTGCCCAAGGATGTAAACGCCTGGTTGGCCTGGGCCGAATCTACTGGCATTGATCCCGAAGCCACCAGGTCTTTGCTGAGTTATAATCAAACGCTGATCAACAAGAATCAACGGTCTGTTACAAGCTATAAATAGTTGTATCATGAAGAAAAAATGGCTCAACACTCCAAACCCTTGGTTACGAACAGAAAACTTTGAAGGCTATGTCAAGACTTACTATGACAATCTCCTACAACATTTTACAAGATTCCGCAACGACTATTTTGTAGAAACAGGCACACACCTGGGCAATGGTTTAAAAACGGCCCTGGACGCTGGTCATAAAAAATGCTATACCATTGAGATACATGAACACCTGTACCGGGACGCTTGCAAAAGATTTGCCACAGAAATCGAACAAGGTTGTGTAGAATGTCGGCTAGGCGACAGCGCAGTGGCATTGCCGCAGATCATAGCAGGACTAACCTCACAAACCACATTTTGGTTGGATGCACACATCAGCGGCAACTACGGTATCAAGTTGGCCAAGAACTGTCCTATCTTTGAAGAACTAGATGCCATTGATTGTCACCCAATCAAAACTCATACCATCATCATTGATGACGTGGCCTGTTTTGATAACAAGGCACACGATAACATACCTTTGGAACAGGTTCAGCAACGCATTTCGCAAATCAACCCTGACTACAAATTTGAATTCTTGGATGCACATCTTCCAGGCAACATACTCGTAGCTTACATTTGAGTCAGCCATGAGCAGACAAGTTACAATATTCTGCGACGGAGGCCTGGGCAACAGATTGGGTAGTCTGGTTGGAGGACTGTATGTGGCCAATCATGTGGGTACCCGTGATATCACACTGTGCTGGCCATCCAACAATTGGTGCGGTAGTTATTTTCAAGACCTGTTTGCCAATCAAGAATTTCAAATCGTCAGTTCATCTATCAATGACATCTTTGCGGCCGGCACTGACCAGGCCTTTGTTGTACATGAAAATCAAACTGGTGCAGATCTAGGTTTGATATTGCCACAGTCCGGAGACTCACTAGCTCGTCTGACACAGATACCCAACTCCATAGTGTACTATCACAACAAAATAGCACCTTACATGGACATGCAATTGGTCTGGAGCATGGCTAATCAACTACGGCCTGCAGACTCGATCAAACAACAGGTACAAGAATTCTGCAAACGCAATCAGATCAACAAATCGGTTACGGGCTTGCATCTTAGAAAAACTGAGAACTACAAGCTGGACGAAGGAAAATTATTCAAACGAGTCCAAGCCGCCCCGGGCCAAAGATATTTTGTTTGTAGCGACGATCAGGCCACAGAACAAAGATTTGCAACCTTGCCCAATGTATGCTGTTGGCCCAAAACCAGTTATGTCGGCAAGTTGATTGATGGCGATTGGCGTGCAGAAACCGTGGATGCTGATGGACGTAGATACAACTACAATATCGATCGTCCAAGACAAAGTGTGATTGAAGCTTTTGTAGACATGCTGATACTAAGCCAAACTACCATACAGTTTACAGTCAAAAGCAGTTTCAGTAGATTTGCTGAAGTGTTTGCCAACACCGGCGTGTTGCATGACTAAGGTCAACAAGAAAGGATTTTACTTGGCCTGTGATCATGGGTATTTTGAAATCTTGGCCAAGACATTTGTGCTCAGTGCCAGAAAGCATGCACCATGGGCCCATACGCATTTGCACATATTCGATGCCACAGCTTGTGACTTAGAGTGGGCCCAGGATCATGCGTGTTCGGTCACTGCAGAACCTACTCCACCGCAATACACAGATCAAGACAGCCGTTGCGGTTATTGGGTAAACATGCGATTTGTCAGGTTGCCTGAGCTGTATGATGATGCAACACCGGTTATCAGCATAGATGCCGACAGTGTATTTGCACAAGCCTTGCCAGAGGATCATTTTGATATAGATATGAAGCACAGTTGGGTAACCACAGCCAAGAAACGTGAACAACGAAGCCTGGGCAGTGCTGTAGGCTTTGCACCAGATCGTGCCAGACATGATTTGAGAAACGCTTTGTTGGCATTACCAGAATTGACCTGGTATCAGGATCAGATTGAAATGGATCGTTTGTTGGATGCAGGCATATTTGCCGAGCAAGATCGACGCTACAGTGATTTTAAAATGACCGCAGACAGTTATATCTGGAC